ACAGGTGGATAATGAGGTCAAGACCTCGATGGTCAACCTGATAATAAAGAATCTCAGCAACAATGAGATGCACGAAATGGCTACCATCAAGAAGCTGTACTACGTGAAGATCACTCTTCCGGACGGCACTGAGGAATGGGAGCCTACTACCATAAGACCTTCGCAGGAGATGTTTGACAATGGCTATGCCAGGACAAAGATATACTCCGAGCATGAGAGACTGCGCAAACCCCGTCAGGCCCGGGAGCATGAGGTTTATGTTCGCAAGCCCGGCGGTGATATGGTGATGGTGTTCAATGGCAAGCACCTCTCTACCGCCCAGGCGATGAACAAACAGAACTATATGTACCGGACCATCTTCGGTAACATATACGATGCGCGGGATCTCAATAAGGTCATGGCCCTGATGGGGCACATGAATAACATGCTGAAGGCTCTTTACACCTCATGGAACGTGGTGTTCCCGTTTACGAACTTCATGCGTGACTTCCAGGAGGCAAGCATCACACAGCAGATCAAATCCAAGTCCGGAGGCAAGGTCATTAAGAATTACCGCGCTGCCTTCCCGGCTATCATACGAAGGATACAAGGCAAGCAGGACCTCAAAAACCCGATGGACCAGCAGCTTGAGGACTTCTATAACCTCGGAGGCGCAACCGGTTACACTCACATGAAGAGCCCGGAGGAGATAGAGGAGGACATCAATAAGGAGGTGGCCCGTATGGTCCGCAAGGGAAGCATCGCCGGAGGGATAGGCGATGCCGGTCATGCCCTGTTTGCTGCCGTTGAACACTGGAATAAGATCTTCGAGGATGCAACCCGGTTCTCCGTGTACCTGTCATCACTTGCCATTGGCAGTACCAAGGAAGATGCTGCTATAGATGCCAAGGAAGCCTCTGTGAACTTCAACCGTAAGGGGAAAGGGAGTAAGGCATGGGACGCATGGTTCGCTTTCTTTAATGTGGCGGTTCAGTCCATGCAGAAGAACTTCAAGCTGGCGAAGGACACCCCGAAACGGTTCACTCAGGTTGCGTTCTCATTCGTGATGTTGGGATTCCTTGAAGCAATGATGAACGCCCTGACCGATGACGATGACGATCCGGACAGCTCATATTACAACCTCAACTCCTACATGAGGCAGAATTACCTTGTTATTCCCCTGCCACAGATAGGGAACCTTCGCAAGAAGAGTAACAAGTACCTGAGTATCCCTCTGCCGCAGTTCTGGAGAGGATTTAAGTCTATCGGATCCATCGGTTTTGATGTGGCTACCGGAAGGATGAAAGCAGGGGAGGCCGTGACTACAGCTCTCGGTAACTTCGCAGGAGGATTACTGCCGATTGATGTAGCTGGATTTTGGAGAACGGGAGAATTCTCATTAAAATCTGTAACGGCAAGTCTTATGCCAACGATCTCAAAGCCGATTCTTGAGGTAGCTTTTAATCAGAACTACATGGGGTACACTATCAAGAAGGAGCCGTTCACCAAGGAGCAAAAGAAGTACCTTGCCAATGCCGGCCTGGGGAAAGATAATGTGAACCCGGCAGCCAAGTTCTTTACCGATATGCTGTTCCGCTGGAGCGGTGGTGACAGCAGGTACAAGTATTACACTGATAAGCAAGGCCGCACCCGGAAGGTGATACTCGATGTTAACCCGTCAACCATTGAACACCTGTTTAAAGGTTACACGGGGGGAACTGGTGGTGTGGTTTCCGATCTGATCACATCAATATCTCAGGTGCTTAATCCAGCGGAAGAAGTTGACCTCAGACAGATTCCTTTTGTAAACAAATTTATAAGGGAGACTCCGGAGGCCAAATGGTCTATAATAAGTGCCTATTATTCAGCAAAGGAGGAAGTTGATAGAGATCAGGTACTTTACAAAGGGTACCTCAAACAGGCAAATGAAGGAGGACCTATTGATAAGGCCGAGCAAATCTCACAGGATGATTACAAGCAAGAACTCTGGGGAGTGTTCGAAAGTTACGAAGATCGCATCAGTGATTTAATTAAAACTGAGACTAAGGATGATACAAAAACTACTGATTTAGTAATTGAGATGATGGATATGTGCCTTGGCGACATTGAAAACCTTAAACGTAGCTATAACAGAAAATGAGGTCATCGGGAATATATCAAATACAGTCTATTGCACATCCCGAAAAATGCTATATAGGAAGTGCTTTAGTTTTGAGTAAGAGATGGAGAACTCATCTCTGGAATCTGCGAAGAGGAACCCATCATTCACGCGCTCTTCAAAATCACTTCAATAAATATGGAGAAGCTGATTTAGTGTTTGCAATACTTGAATTATGTCTTCCGGCATTTTTGATACCCATAGAGCAGGGATATCTCGACAACAAAAAACCATATTTTAATACATGCCTTACCGCCGGTTCAATTTTGGGCCATAAATTCTCGGAAGAGACGAAAGAGAAAATGAGAAAAAAGTTCTTTTCTGAGGAAACAAGACAGAAGATGAGGGAGGCCGCACTGAGAAATGGGCGCAAACCTCCGTCCTGTAAGGGAATAAAGCGATCCGAGGAATTTAAGGCTAAGTTGAGGGGAAATAAAAATGCTGCTGGACAGATACATACTCCCGAACGGAGAAAACAGCACGGAGATAAGATTAGAGGGCATACGGCATGGAATAAAGGGCTCAAATTGCCGCCGTTCTCTGAAGAATGGAAGCAGCACATGAAAGATTCTAATGCAAAAAGAAAGGCAAAGGAAGCGAGGGAGGCAGCATTAAGAAATAAGAATGCAGCATAACAAGAGAAAATACTAAACCATGAGAAAGAATATAACAGCCGAAGAACTGAAGAAACGGCCCAACAGCAAGATAGGCATGCGCAAGCAGAAGATTGTACCTCTGCCCGTTGCCTCCCTCGACAGCGATACCAAGGAGAACATCGAACTCCTCGAAGAGTGCCGCCGGTGGTGGGACAGCATGCGTGACCTTCGCACCCGCACCAGACGCAACCGTAACTATTATCGCGGGAACCAATGGTCAGATGAGATGCAAGACCCGACTACAGGCCGGTGGATAACTGAGGAGACGCACCTCATGAACCAGGGTAAGGTGCCGCTGAAGCAGAACCGCATCCGCAACCTGGTTGCAAACCTTATCGGGCAGTTCCGGAGTAACCCCACCAAGGCTGTGGTTATCGCCCGTGGCCGTGAGGAAGCCTCCCTGGGAGAGATGCTTACCAATACCCTGCAGTGCGCCCTCGAACTTAACGAGGTGAAAGAGCTTGATGCAAGGGAGCTGGAGGTGTTTCTTTTGTCCGGGGTAGCCTGCCAGAAGGTAGGTTATGACTTCTGGAAGGAGCGTAACCTTGAAGATCTGACTGTGGAGAACACCAATATGAACCGGTTGTTCCTTAACAGCGATGTGTCTGACATTCGACTGAAGGACCTGAGACTGATAGGAGAGATCATTGATACTACCGTTGACAATCTTGTGAGCGCCTTTGCCAAGAATACGGCACAGGAGCAGAGGATACGGGAGCTGTACGCCAACATGACGGCCAAGGAATTCTTCTCGGACTACGGCTTTGACTCCCGCAGAACGGATCACCTTGACTTCTACATCCCCAGGGATACCAATAAGGCAAGGATATTCGAGGTATGGCAGCTCAAGAGTGAGTGGAGGACCTATGTGCATGACCCTACAGACGGCTCGTACACTATTACCAAGGCATCACTGAAGGAGATAGCCGCTGAGAACGATGCAAGGCTTGAGATGGGCCTACAGAACGGAATAGACAGGGACGATGTACCTCTATTGGAGGCCGAAGCCAAGCTCGAACAGTTCTGGTATGTCAAGTTCCTTTCCCCTTCTGGTCATTGTCTGTATGAATCAGAATCCCCTTACAAACATGAGGAGCACCCGTACTCCCTGGTGTTGTTCCCGCTGCTTGATGGTGAGGTATGGGGCTTCGTTGAGGACATGATTGACCAGCAGAGGTATATCAACCGCATGATCATCATGTTGGACTTCATCATTGGAGCATCGGCCAAGGGGGTGCTTATGGTGCCTGAAGATTGTATCCCGGAGGGGATGACCTCGGAGGAGTTTGCAGATGAATACCGAAGGTTTAACGGGGTAATAGTTTACAAACCGAGAGCAGACGGGCAGATACCCAAGCAGATCAGCGCCAACTCCACCAATGTAGGCATCATGGAGATGCTTAACCTGCAGATGAGCCTATTGGAGAAGAACTCCGGTATCAATGAATCCATACAGGGACAGAGGGCCCCGTCAGGAACGCCGGCAGCGCTATACGCACAGGAAGCACAGAACGCTACCCTGAACGTGGTTGACCAGCTGCAGAGTTTCCAGAGTATGATACTACGCAGGAACCGCAAGGCCCTGAAGGTAGTCACTCAGTTCTATAAGGATAAGAGGTACCTGGCTATCAACGGACGGGCAGCAACACAGGAAGAGAAGATCTACGATCCGAATCTCGTTCAGGACCTTGATTGGGATATGACTATTGCACAGGGTATGGATACTCCGGTGTACCGCCAGATGGTTGATGATATGCTCTTCCAGCTTCTCCAGGGTAATCTCATTGACCTCGAAATGTATCTTGAGCACACAAGCATGCCGTTTGCTGACAAGTTGCTTGCCACGGTCCGCACCCGTATGGAGTCTCTCGGAGCAGGGGCAGCACCCGGACAGATGCCTCCTGAGATAGCCGCACAGACAGCACAGGCAGACCCGAAGGCAATGGCAATGTTACAACAGGCAGTAGGAATGAAGAAAGGCAGCGCGAGACCTGCTGCATAATGATATACCCGGCGGGGTTGTTTTAGGTTAATTTTCAAGGGTTGCCCCCTCTCAGAATAACGGGAGGGGGTTTTTACATGCCTCCGAAGGTGAGTGCCCCGGCAATAGCCGCAGCCACAACAAAGAGTGTTGCTGCAATAGAGGCTGCTTTATTCGGCTCTCTCTCCGATATGTCAATACCCTGCGTCTGCCAATCCACCACAATGCCATCCTTGAATATGAGTTTGAGATACTGAGTTGAGACCTGAGAGACGGAACCACCGCCGTATGAATAGGTACTTGATGCTACATTGGCACTATTGATCTGCCCGGAGGCGTTGTGCGATCCCGGTACGACTGAGCCGGTTGTTGTGGTGCGGGTAGGGCGGGAGTAGGTCTGTATGGTCTGGTTGCCGTAGTAGGTCCATTGCTCATACTCCCCTTCTGTCTGTTTGGCATCAGGCAGTCCGGCCCGGGCAATCATGTTCTCCTTTGTCTCACCGAGGACCGACTGATCCATAGCCTCCGAATGAGTGAGGGTAGTGACATAGCAGGAGGAGCAGAGTAACAGGATGAGTAGGACAATAGCTGTCGGCTTACCTCCCATTAAGATATGATCCGGTGATGTTTGGGTCTCCCTGCATGAACCAAATGTCAGGAAATCCCGTAACATCCTTCTCAGTTTCTTCTTATGCTTTGGCTCGTCAAGGATTTTATTCACCACATCTTCAGACTTGAGTAATACATTCATTACTGACATACCGGGCCCTTCATAATGAAAGACCGTGATTTCTCCCTTCTTAGCATTGAGAATTCCTTTCTTAACTCTCTCTAAGTACTCATCAACCGTTTCCTGTTTCTCCATGGCAATCTGATTAAAATCTAATCAAATGTACAAAAAAGATCAATACGGGTCAACTCTGTATGAGGTACTGTAAAGTAAGTATCTCTCCATGATGTTCGATCTCGCCTATTTCCACCTCCGGGAACCGCTCGAAGAACGGAGTAAGCAGTGGGAATTTGTCAGCGATCTGATAGAAGTATTCGGGATCCAGCCGCCAGGCGATGTAAAGGACCTCCGGCATACGTGGCAAAAATTGTGCAAGCGCAGGATTGTTGTCGTAATCCTCATGACAGGACCGATGGCAAAGCATACAGTTTAACTTGACCGTCTGCAACTCATCGCTATAACTGCGCCTGACAATGTGAGCCAGGTCTGCCTCATCCCTCACGGCATGGCCGCATAATCCGCAAAGAGGGTAATGTTGCAGGTACCATCGCTTGATCGCTGCAAGTTTGGCCTCGATGTTCATCCACTATTTCACTTATACAAAATGTCATGTATAAGCACACCCCAATCGTCTGCAAGCATGTCTGTCTGGGAACACAGCCAGGGCACAAATTTCCCGTCTGCAGTTTTCATACCTATCCAGGGCAGGAGTTCTATATCTTCCTCAAGTTCGTCATGTATCTTTAACAAACCTCCGTAACCATCATCTCCCGACTGATTCGTTGAATGTCCTGATATTAATCTCAGCCACATCCCCTTGCCGTTCCACCCTTTACGAGCAACCCTGTCGCCCTCTTTTAGCTTCCGTAATGCTATTGAAAAGTCCATAGTATTCAGTTATTTGCGTTTAAAACATTCTTGTGCATCTCTCTCCACCCCCTTGAGGAACCTGCCAAACCTGATCGCACCGTCACCGATGGCAACCAGGTAGGCAAGAACCACTATGAGGATGAACAGGGTCATTCGAAGATTACTTTGTACCAATCAAGTTTGTCGAAGGAGTTAACCTGCATATCCATTTCCTCTAACCAATAAGCATATTCCAGGTCATTAAGAATTACACAATATCTTTTTATGATCTCTGGCTTAAAATCATCACCGGGATAAAGTCGGTATGCTATATCCCCCGGCTTGAGGTCGGACCGCTTGCAGGGGATCAAGTAAGCAGTAACCCTGTAAGTATTCAAAATTGAATCAATCAAAGGCACATTACCCTTCGTAAAGAGCGCGAGCTTTTTATTCGGAGAACATAATCCCCAAAGGGTACCCTTATTCCCTTCGTAACTCCAAACATCCCATTTTTTAAACTTGATATTCTCCGGCACCGGGATGCGGTCAGGATACGGCCTCTTCTCTTCATCAATCATGATGACCCAATCACAGGCAAGAAGGTCCTCTTCGGACATGGTGTAAGGAGCTTTAGTGAGACCTGCAAACTTTGCCATGAATCGGTTTTCGATACCTCTCTCCAGCCATGCCCACAATATTTTCCCCGTCCATTTCTCCCGGAACACTTTGCCCCCTATCTTCAGAGCCTCAAGCGCCTGACCGAAACAGACGGTCTTTGGTTTGCTCATATCGTTTGGTTTTTGGTTTGATACAAGAATTAGGTTCGCATCCGGAACTCCATGTATGCAGTATCCTTGCATTTCCGTCAGATGAGATAGCCTATATCTCCATCCTGAAAGGAAATTGAATTGACAATCCATAATGGAATATTCTCTGTGATCATCTCCTGTCATAGGGGAAGGGCCTCTGTATAGGACTTTATCACCTATGTTAAATTTTTTTCTCCTCTTCATCGTTTTCGGTTTTAATTGGTTGTTCTTCATCGCACCGGTGGCATACGCCGCCTGAAACACCATCGCTTCCACAATAGACACATACGGGATATTCAGGTTCCTCAGTCACCTTGCTCTTTTTGATTATCCCCGCCTCCCGGGCTTTCTGTGTTGTCACCGGCTCCCCGGAGATCACGGTTCCTGTGAATGGTCTTTTTTCTTCCATAACTATCCTCTCTCCGTATATGGTTTGTAAATAAGGATTACCTGCTTGGGGAACTTGAAGTGCCGGCTATCTGTCTGAGGTGTGTACAGGAGATCGTGTGCGGTGATTGCCGTCCAGGTCTTTTCGCAATCATCTATGTACATGCCACCTGTCACGAAGATGTTGTTCTCGCACTTTATCTGCGCACTAACAGACAACTCTGGGATATGTAGCTTTCTCCTTGTGTGACGCATGAATCCACCGTCAGGATGATATTCCTTCTTTATCCATTGCTCTCGAACCTCGTGTGTCTTAGGCTCTACCTCCAGCTTTACGACTGTCGGGTAAATTGTGATTGCCTCCTTCATTGCGTCAGTGCTACTATAATGATTATTACTACTATTGCTATCCCACAGTATGCGAAGATCCTCTGGGGCTCGAAATGTTTGTCAATGTTGTTCATATCACGGTCAGTTTATAAGGTCTTGTCTTTATCCGA